GAGAAGGCAAGCTTGCCCTTCAGCTTGAGTTCCATCCAGTTACCCAGAGCCTTGCCGTGATAGCCTGCCGCAGAGGCAAGCTTGTTGAAATAGTCGGCAGGCTCTTGATCCTTGATCATCCCCTTGCCCCATGCCGTGATGATGGACAAGGCGACGTTGTGGATTTTGTGCTTCAGCTTGATGCCATCCTTCTCCACTTGGATGATAGCGTCATCAAGGTTCTTCGAGTAGTCCACAAGACGGACCACTTCCTTGGGGGTATCGTTCTTAGCCATAGTTGTTACTCCTCTGATAGTAGTAAATCCATGCTTGATTGCATGACAAGAGGCATGACCTAAGCCATGCCCTAAGTGATACAATCAGATAAAGAGGATGGGATAGAAAGCTTCCTCAATATCATCTTCTGTCACAGGATAACAATCAATCTGGTCATTCGACCCCTTCCAATAGAACCACCAGTCACAAGGCGATTGACCATCAGCTAGGTCAACGTAATGTCCAGAAGTAGGACCATTGCCTAGCTTGAGTTGGCACACTCTGATGCACTGGTCTTGTGCTTCCATCTGTTGACCGGTTAACATAGCTTATTCCTTCCTTGATAGATGACCTACCATAAGTCACCTATAGAGAAGGAACGCAAGACATAGCCTAGCCCCTTCGGACTAAGCCTGTTGGCAAGCCTTAACTATGCCTTGCGCGTAATGGTTTTCCTAGTTGTTCCGGGGTAATTCTATTCAGCCCGCGACCTAGCATCCACTAAGCCTAGTCATGCGCTTGATCTTGGTTTCACCATCTGATTACAGACGACCGTAAAGATCATACTATACCTTTATAACCCCCACGGGTAGCCACCAACTCGTAAGCCAATGGACGATAGCGCACTAGTTCTTAGCTAACATATGTGCCCACAAGGGAAGGCTAAGTAGCCTTATGGGGCTTGCATCATGCGGCCCTGGGCTTCGCTTCCATCCCAGGAGTATAGGCTCGCCATGCCATGCAAGAGGCATCATGCACTGACCTACCTGTCAGCTAGGGATAGCTAGGCGCTATCTGCTCTGTGCGAGTGACTGCACATGATAGGACAAGACCAGCCTGCCCTAGATAGTGAAGTCTCAATACTCGCCCTTGTTTCTCTTGCGGGCGAGCTGGAGGTGACCACGCAGCATTTCCTTGCGGTAGCTGGTCCAATTACCGGCAGAGGCAAGACGTTGCCGCAAGTCTGCCAAGGCAATCAATTCCAGTCTGGCGTAAATCTTGTCAGTGTGTTCCATTTCATTCTTCCTTTGTCGTGAACCGATAGTCCGGCCACACATGGGCCAAGCCGACAGGCATTGCAAGTAACATATTGTTACAGAGGTTGAAACATTTCGTGAGCGAATGTCTTTTGATCTGGATGCAAAGACGGGCGCGCATAGATCAGGACAAGGGGACAAGTCAAGTAACGAATTGTTACAGGTATGAAACATACTGAACGGTATGTATACAATGGCATACACAGGCGATGTAAACACGACTAACATAGACGTATAAACTAAAGTTATATGAGTGATATTTATGCAACATATACCAATGGTTTATGCTTGATGAGGATAGGTCAGGATGGATTACCTAATATTCGTTCACATATGCCTAAGCAATAATATTTCAAGGATGGGTAATAAAGTTGCGCAATGAATAGCATTGAGGCAATGCGCACAGAGAAAAGATGCACAGGGCCATAAGGGGGGTCAGGGGGGTGGTCTTCTTCAGAGGAAATACCATCTGAAATTATCTCAGAGAAATTACCACAGTTTGACCTCCTTACTTCTCGGCCCCTTAATGGTATACTTTATGCTACTACGTAAGTTACTACCATTTATTACTTCGTAACTAGTACCATAAAGCCTCTCTATGGTATACCATAAGGTACTACCCTATGGTATATACATTCCTTTAGATTATATATACTCTATACTTCGTAAGGTAAGTACCATAGGGTTAGCTATATGGTATACCTTATAGTATATATAGTATTATTTTGTCTAATTTCAAGAGGTATCTGAAGAAATATTTCTTTATAGCAATATTAAGGACTTATATGTTTCTGTCTAGTTCCATTAAAGATAATGCTTGACAAATCAGTAAAACTCTGTCAAAATTACAAATATTGAATTTAAGCCACCATAGGAACCCATGGCCATCTTCACTTACAAAGACCTTTACAACTCTCGTAACAACATGCTCCTTAGGGAAATCTTCTGTGAGTTCAACCCAGAGACCGGACTACTTACTTACGATAAGAACGGTAAAGAAGGAAAGGTCTGCCTCTTTAAACTTTACATGGCCCATAGTGTGGATGACCCCTCCGAAGTAACCTTTGCAGAAGAAGTCTTCGGTGACCTGTACTTCTGGCAATGCCTTACAGAGTCTACTTGGTTCCAGAGACACATTCAAGAGTGGAGATACCTAGCCTCTGTCAAACGTAAGCAACTAGCCTTCAAGGCAGTTATCCATGAAGTGAAGACCAATGGTAAGTCCAGCTTTACTGCTGCCAAGTATCTGATCGAAGAACCTTGGAAGACTGGTAATGCTATGGAACGTAAACGTAACAAGAAGCTGGTGTCTGAGTCTGCTGAAGAAGCTTTTAGTGATTCCACCATCCAGTCTGACCTCAAGAGACTTAAAGAAGAAGGTGTCCTTAACTAATGTCTAAAGGACTTGCTAACGAGCTTAAAGAAGCTGCTGAAGCAGACTTACTGACTTTCATCAAGTTGGTAGCTCCTGAGCAAGTCCTTGGTGCATGTCATGAAGAAGTTATCAAATGGTGGTATCGTCCTGAAGCTTCTACCCACCAACTCCTACTCTTCCCCCGTGACCACCAGAAGTCTCGTCTGGTAGCTTACAGGGTTGCTTGGGAACTTACCAAAGACCCAACTCTTAGAGTTCTGTACATTTCAGCTACAGCGAACCTTGCAGAGAAACAACTTAGTTTCATTAAGACTATCCTTACGTCCCCCACCTATAGACGTTACTGGCCTGATATGGTTAACGCTGATGAAGGTAAACGTAAGAAGTGGACTAACTCAGAGATTATGGTTGACCACCCTGCCCGTGAGCAGTGGAACGTCAGAGACCCCTCTATCTTTACTGCTGGTCTGACTACCACGATCACTGGTATGCACTGTGACATCGCTGTTATGGACGATGTGGTTATCTATGAGAATGCCTACTCGAAGGAAGGTAGAGAGAAGGTCAAGAGCCAGTATTCTCTTCTGTCGTCTATTGAAGGAGCCAATGCTCGTGAATGGGTTGTAGGCACCAGATACCATCCTTCAGACCTCTACTCAGAACTTATGTCTATGACCCAAGACTCCTTTGATGAAGCTGGTGATCTTGTCGGTTCTGAGAATATCTATGAAATCTATGAAAGGACCGTAGAGTCCATAGGCGATGGTACTGGAGAGTTTCTCTGGCCTCGCCAAGCCTCCAAGAGAGGTGACAAATGGTTTGGCTTTGATCAGAAGATTCTTGCCAAGAAACGGGGACAGTATCTAGATCGTGGTCAGTTTAGAGCACAGTACTACAATGACCCCTCTGATCCTGACAACGTACCAGTTACCAAGGACAAGTTCCAGTATTATGAACGTAAGTTTCTAACTCAGGAGAGTGGTTATTGGTATTTCCGAGGCAAGCGTCTTAATGTCTTTGCTGCGGTAGACTTTGCGTTCAGTCTTTCCAAGAAAGCTGACTACACTGCTATCGTTGTGGTAGGCATCGACAGTGAAAACCAAATTTATGTCTTGGACATTGATCGGTTTCGTACTGATCGTATTAGTGAATACTTTGAGCATCTACTCCAACTATCGAATAAGTGGGGATTTAGAAAACTTAGAGCAGAGGTTACGGTTGCTCAAGCCGTTATTGTTAGACAAATAAAAGAGATGATCAGAGATAACGGTCTGTCTATCACCATTGATGAACATAGACCCCAGACCAAGACTAAAGCAGAACGTATCATGGCTATCCTAGAGCCTCGCTATGATATGGGAAACATCTGGCACTATAAGGGTGGTGAGTGTCAAACTCTGGAAGAAGAACTAGCTACCAGAAACCCTGCTCATGACGACATCATTGATGCCTTTGCTAACGCTATTGACATCTCTGTCAAACCCACTAAGAACACTGGTTCTGAAAAAAGAAACAACATTGACTGGTCACAGTTCAAGTTCAGAGGACAACAAGTAGCATAATGGCAGTAGCTCCAATTAAGCCCAAAAAACCTATGAATAAGATTGAGAGAAATGCCAAGAATGCAACTGGCAGAACTCTTAACAGTAAAACTAAAAGTAAGACTCCAGAGTACACCAGTAAACAATTAAGAGAAAAAAAGAAGAAATTCATGTTTACTAACTCTAAAGGTGTTACTAGTCGGTATGGTGATATTTAATGGCTGGTACTACCTTAGACATTGAAAGCATTATCCACCCGGATTTGCTAGCAACTGAGATTGCTAACAAGTGGATGGAGTGGAACAGCTTTCGTAGTAAATGGCTTGAAGAGAAGAAGGAACTGCGTAACTACCTTTACGCAACGTCTACTAAGACGACTTCTAATGCTATCCTGCCTTGGTCTAATACTACCACCACCCCCAAGCTTACTCAGATCAGTGATAACCTTCATGCCAACTACATGGCCACCCTGTTCCCCCAGAACAAATGGATGAAGTGGGAAGCTCTGGACAAAGAGTCTGGGACCAAGCTTAAGAGAGATATTATCCAAGCTTATATGGATAACAAGATTCGTCAATCCAACTTTACCTCTGTAGCCTCCAAGCTTGTACAAGACTACATCATCTTCGGTAACTGCTTTGCTACCGTGGAGTTTGAGAAGACCTTCCGTAAGAAGGCTGATGGTGAGCAAGTACTGGACTACGTAGGCCCTAGGATTGTCCGTATCAGCCCCTACGATATTGTCTTTAATCCTACTGCCTCTAGCTTTGACAAGACCCCTAAGATCATCAAGTCTATTATGACTCTGGGTGAAGTCAAGAAGTTCATGGATGACTCTGGTAATACCTCCTATCAAGCTATCTTTGATAAGATGATCTATGCTCGTAATGCTGTCAAGGGTGGTGATGGTGATGTCTCCAAGGGTAGTGCCTACACTGCTGATGGCTTCACCGACATCAAGAACTATTATGATTCTAACTATGTCGAGATTCTAACCTTCTATGGTGACCTCTACGATTATAGTAACTCCATGTTGCTTAGAGATAGAATCATCTCTGTTGTCGATAGAGCCTATATTCTAGAGAACGTAGAGCAACCTGCATGGTCTGGTAAAGCCCCTATCTTTAGTGCTGGTTGGAGAGAACGTCCTGATAACCTCTACGCTATGGGACCTCTTGATAACCTTGTCGGTATGCAATACCGTATTGACCATCTAGAGAACCTCAAGGCTGACGTATTCGACCAGATCGCCTACCCTATTACCAAGATCAGAGGGGATGTGGAAGACTTTGATTATGCTCCCGGTAGTCGTATCTATATGGGTGAAGAAGGAGACGTGGCCTACCTTGTTCCAGATGCTACAGCACTTAACGCAGACTTCCAGATCAGAGCACTTGAAGACAAGATGGAAGAGATGGCAGGTGCCCCAAGACAAGCTATGGGTATCCGTACTCCGGGTGAGAAGACAGCATTTGAAGTAGAACAACTACAGAACTCTGCGTCTAGAATCTTTGAGCATAAGGCCGCACACTTCGAGAGAGTCTTCCTAGAGCCTGCTCTTAACGCCATGCTGGAACTCTCTACTAGAAATCTGGATATGGTTGATAACATCGAAGTTGTTGACCCTAACTCTGGAGCTACTGTCTTCCGTCAGATCAGGAAAGAAGACATCTCCGGTAACGGCAAGATTGTTCCTATGGGTGCTCGCCACTTCGCTGAGAAGGCCCGTAGAGTCCAGAGTCTTAGCACACTATGGCAGCTTAAGTCTACTGATCCTAGTGTAGCAGCACACTTGTCTGGTAAAAGGTTTGCCCAGATTCTGGCAGAAGAACTTCAAGAACCTGATCTGTTTGGTGAGAATATCGCCGTCAAGGAACAGATGGAAACTCAAATGGCTTCTCAAGACCAAGAAGCCGATATGATGGAACAAATGCAAATTGCAGCAGAGAATGGGCTGTAATGGCTGATATTAGATGGAGTAAGGCAGGTCACACTAAGGAAGAAGTCAAACGCTTCCGTCCCGCCTTAGAAGCCCTTAAAGAAATCTTGGAGACTGACTTCCTTAAAAAAGAGGCAGTCCGAGACTACTCCCCCGGATGGGAGTTCAAACAAATCGCTGTGAATGAGTGGAACCAAGCTCTCAGTGATATCATAAAGCTCGTAACCATAGAGAAGGACTAAAATGCTTTTTGAGGACCAAACCAAGGGTCAAGACGGCAATCAAACCCAACAGACTCAAACCCAAGAAGACTGGTTGGCTAAGATTGTGGAAGTTAAAGGTGAGGCTTTCAAGGACCCTCAAGTTCTTGCCAAGTCCAAACTGGAGTCTGATAACTATATTAAGCAACTTGAAGGTCAGCTTACTGAACTTCGTACTGAGCTTAGTAAAGAAGAGGCTGCTAAGAAACTTTTAGCTGAATTGGAGAGCAGGCGGCAAGCCCCCAATGCAAACTCTCTACCGAAACAAGGGGAAACTAACCCGAGCGATACCAAGCCGGAACTTAGTGAAGATGTAATCCAACGCCTTGTAGAAGAAACCCTGTCTAAACGTGAGACTACGCAGACTGCCAAACAGAATGCCAAGATGGTTCAAGATCAACTCGTGCAGAAGTATGGTACGGAAGCTAAAGCTCATGTAGAGAAGAAAGCACAGGAACTAGGTATGTCTTTCGAGAGACTGTCTGCTCTTGCTGCTGAAGCCCCTACAGCGTTTATGTCGTTAATCGGGGAACCTAAACCTGAGTATAAACCTCCGGTGTCTGGGACCATCAATACGGCAGCAGGCAACTTCAATAACCCTGCGGAGAAGAACTGGGCTTACTACCAGAATCTTCGTAAGACTAACAAACAACTTTACTTTGACCCCAAGACGCAACAGCAGATGATGCAAGATAAGATGCGTTTAGGGGACCGCTTTGGCAATTAAAAGGAGAAAGCTAAATGAGTGGTATGACTACTGCAAACATGAGCCAACTCATTCGCTCGGAACTTTGGTCCTCGGAACTCAAAGAAATCCTTCGCGATGAGATGCAGGCTCAAAAATACGTCAAGATGCTTGACGGTTTCCCGGATGGTGACACGTTTACTATTCCGTCTATCGGCCAACTGCAAGTCGATAACTATGAAGAAGACACTGAGGTTCTGTACCGTCCTATGGACACTGGGGAGTTCCAATTCTCCATCACGGAATACCTGTCGTCTGCTTCGTACATCACCAACAAAGCTAAGCAAGACGCCTTCTATTCGGCACAGCTTGAAGCAGCCTTCGTTCCTGAACAAGAACGTGCAATCATGGCTCACTTCGAACGTACTACCCTTGCTACGCCTGAAGCTGGTGTGTCGGCTAACTCGCAAGAACTGATTGATGGCATTCAACACCGTTGGGCTGGTTCTACGACTGGTGCCTTCATCGCTGTCAGCGACTTTGCTCGTGCCCGTTATGCTCTTAAGAAGCTCAATGTACCGGATACCAATCTGGTTGCTATCGTTGACCCTTCGGTTGAGTATACGATCAACACCCTGACCAACCTTGTCTCGGTGTCTGATAACCCGCGTTGGGAAGGTATCGTGTCGAGTGGTATTGCGACTGGTATGAAGTTTGTCAAGAACATCTATGGCTTTGACGTTTACACGTCGAACTACCTTAAGGATGTGACTGACAACGCCCTTACTAACGCTGCTGGCACCCCGGCTAACCAAGACTTCTCTTCGGTTAACGGTAAAGCTAACTTGTTCTTCTCGGCTGCCGCCAACGTTATGCCCTTTGTCGGTGCATGGCGTCAAGCTCCGAAGGTTGACTTCGAGTACAACAAGAACAAGCAACGTGATGAATACGTGACCACGGCTCGTTATGGCGTCAAGATGTACCGCCCCGAGAACATGGTCCGCATCGTCACCAAGACCAACGTGTAATAGGAGTATAGTTACATGTCTTACACTAACACTGATGGACTTCGCGTCCTTACTAACGCAGATCAAGGTGCTGTCAAGACTCAAGGCACTGCTGGTAATGATCCGGTCCAAGTCCTTGTGGTTGATATCACCTTTACCAGTATCGGTGCTACTTTCGGTGCTGGAAACATCGACTTGAACAACCCCTACATCCCGGCTGGTTCGTTTATCAAGCGTGCTGACCTTGTGATGACTACGGCAGCTACCTCGGGTGGTGCTCCTACCCTTGATATCGGTACCTACAACTCTGCTGGTACCGCTATTGTAGCTACTGGTATCGACGCAGCTATTGCTCTGACGGCTATCGACGCTGTTGGGGAGACTGTTCGCTGCGATGGTAGCCATACGACTACGGCTGGCTATGTTGCTTCTGACGCCTATATTGGTCTGAAGTACAACACCGCTGCCTATACTGCCGGTGTCGGTAAGCTCTACATTGAATACGTGAAGCTCTAATAAACTAAGGGGACTGCTCCGGTGGTCCCCTCCTTCCTTTCTTGGAGTTAACATGCCCCTTCATTCCGCCCTAACTGGTGCTGATCTACATGAGCCTAAAGGAGTAGCTGCGGCTGCTGCTGGTAAAGTCTACCTCTCTAATGGTCTTGGCAGCGGTTCTTGGGTAGTACCTCCATACACAGTAACTGGTGTTATTGATGATGTCTCCACTGCTGCTACGATCTATATTCCTATTCCCTATGCTGGTACGGTTACCAAAGTTGTTACAGTACTCGCTGGTACCCTGACTACGGCTGACGCTACTGTTACTGTGAAGAACGCTGCTGGTGTCTCTATGGGTACTCTTACTATTACTCAGTCTGGTTCTGCTGCTGGTGATATTGATACCCTGACTCCTGTGTCTAACAACACTGTTACTAACGATAGCAGAATCTCCGTAGAAACTGATGGTGCATCAGACACCACTAGAAAGCTCTTTGTAACCGTCTATATCCAAGGTTCGTAATAATGAAGAGAACTTTGCTTGAGCTTACGCAATCCATTCTGAATGATTTGGATGGTGAAGCTGTTAACAGTATCTTTGACACTGAAGAAGCTATTCAGTACGCTAACGTAGTTAGAGACACGTATTTCAATATCGTAGCCGCTAGGCAGACTCCTGAACACGATGAGCTACTTAAACTAACTGCCCTGTCTGATGCCACTAAGCCAACTATCTTGAAGTACCCTGTCAACCTGAAAGAGATAAGGTTGTTTGAATATGACGGTAAGGAAGTTTACTGGAAGGACCCAATCAGGTTTCTCGACAACCTACCGAATGCTGATGACCCTAATGTTGTCACTTTTACTGATCCTGTTAGTGGAATTGTTCTTACTTGTCGGAGTGACAAAGGACCTAGATACTACACCAGCTTTGATAATGAGTACCTTATCTGTGATTCCTTTGATCTTTCTGTAGACACAACCCTTCAAGAGTCCAAGACTAGATGCTGGGGAACTAAGTACCCTACGTTCACAATGTCTGACTCCTTTACCCCCGATCTGAATGAAACACTTTTCCCTTATCTTCTTGCTGAATCCAAGTCTGTTTGCTTCTCTGTTTTCAAGTCTGGGAGTGACCCAAAAGTTGAACAAGCAGCACGTAGACTAAAGAGTGGAATACAAAATGACCGATACAAAACTAAACGAGCCAACACAAGAAACCACTACGGCAGAGCTTGATCTAGAAAAGCAATATGCTAGGATTGAATCTGTAAAACATAAGACTGACTTTGTTATTGGTAAACTTCGTTCTCAAATATTCTTCTCTATTAGAACTACCAAAGGGTCTCCACCTAATGAGTTAGCGGGTAAGTACTCCAGTCTAGAGAAGGCTGTAGCAGCAGTAAACCAGTATGTAAAGAACACTAAAGAAACCTTCTCAGTTAGATCAGATAAACTTCACGAAGAACGACAGCAAAGAAAACATGCAGAATCTCAACCAAAGAACAGTTAATAACCTTATCAAAGGTCTTGTCACTGAGGCTGGGGAACTTACGTTTCCTGAAGGTGCTTCTATTGATGAGCTTAACTGTTCTCTGTCTAGAGACGGCTCTCGTTCCCGTAGGCTTGGCCTAGAGTTTGAAACCAGCAATGACCTCTCTAGTTTTTCCATCAACCCTGACGAGATATTCTCCGTAGGTCAGTGGGACAATCCGGGTGGTGTTGCTGGTTTAACTTTTATGGTGGTTCAAGCTGGCTCCACCCTCTATTTCTACAATGCTGGTACAGCCCCGTACAGTGCCCAGTACACTGGTCTTAGTGTAGACCTCAGCCCCTATGAGATTGCTGGCAAGGATATCACCGTAAGCCGTGTAGAGCTTGCCACTATTTCTACTGTGCTTGTCGTAGCTAGTGAAGCTATTAATACTGTCTATCTTACTTATGATGGTGCTTCTATTGCTACCACTGAGATTGAATTTAGAATTAGAGACTTTGAATGGATTAGTGATGTATGTGATCTTACGGAGTCTGTAAGCACCGCCTCTATTACTAATGCTAGGAAGTATGACACATTCAACTCTGGTTGGATCGGTAACTCTGGATCATCGACCACTGTAGTTGGTGGGGCAACTATTCCCGGTGGTCTAGGTGCTGCTGCTCTTAGTACCTACCTATCCTCAAATAGTGCTTGGCCTCCACTAACCCATCCTTGGTACAGTGGTAAAAACTCTAGTGGTGTCTTCAGCCTGACTCAGTGGGAAAAGGTATACTCTGGTTCTAGTCTTATTGGTAATGGGCACTTTATTTTAAACTTTTTTAATAGAGACCGTAACACTGCTGCTGGTATGACCGGCATTCCCACCGAAGTAGAGCAAAGCAGATTTAACTCTGTTGCCGCCTATGCTGGTAGAATGTTCTTTGCTGGTCTAGGTTCTGGTACTAGTACTGGTAAGATTCTATATAGCCGTATCATTGAGAACATCAAAGAGTCTTCTTCTTGTACTGTTATTGGTGAATGCTACCAGCAGAACGACCCTTCTTCTGAATATTACAACGACCTTCTTGAAACTGATGGCGGAGTCATCTACATTCCAGAAGCCCACAACATCAAAAAACTCTACACCCATAACCAATATCTTTATGTCTTTGCTGACAATGGTGTCTGGGTTATCTCTGGTCCTGATAGCAGATTCACTGCTACCAGCTACTATGTTTCCAAGGTATCTAATGTAGGTATCTACAGTGCTGGCTCCTTTGTAGCTGCCGAGGGGGTCCCATTCTGGTGGTCCAAATACGGTATCCATACTTTTGCTTACGATGAATCCTCTGGCTTTCCTATGGAGCAGAATCTTTCTATTTCTACTGTACAGAGCTTCTGGAACAATATTGATACTAACGCTAAGGACAAGGTTACTGCTGCCTATGACAGGGTAAACAAGCAAATCTTCTGGCTCTATCCAGAGAACGGAGAGGTTGTTCTAAACAAGCGTAATCGTATCTTTATCCTTGATGTCCAACTTCAGGCGTTCTACCCGTGGCAGATTGCAGATAATGCTAGCTACCCTATGGCTCTTTACTTCTTTGATGCCTATGGTAGTGAAGAGTTTAACGATGTAATCACTGATAACTCACTAGCAAACATTACTGATAATACTCTAGAAGATGTTTACGTAGTTGGCTTCAACCTTATCAGCAACTCTCAGACTCAGCTAGGTGTATTGACCTTTAGTGCAGATGCTCTTACTGTATCATCTTTCTCGTCTAAAGAGTTTGTGGACTGGGGTACGGACGACTACGATGCCTACGTAGAGTGTGGCTATGATTTTGCTGGTGACCTGCTTCTCAAGAAAAACTCTCCGTATGTTGTGGTGCTTTGTAGGTCCACTGAGGAAGGATACGGTCCTGCTCCTAACTATATCCCCATCAATCCTTCAGGGTTATTCTTAGAGGCTTACTGGGATTTCAGAGACTATCCATCTTCAAGGCAACAAGTCTACAGAGTCAAACCTACTGCTGTACTCAATGTATCAGACCTCTCTGATAATGGCCAGACCAAATCTGTAGTAACCAGTAGGATGAAAGTTAGAGGTCACGGTAGGTCCATGAGACTTAAGTTTATTGCTGAAGAAGGCAAGAACTTCGTCCTTCTAGGTTATTCTGCTTTGGTTGGTGTCAATGCCCGCTTCTAAGTCCTTTACTTGTCTAGAGACTAAAGACTATACCATCCGTCTAGAATATAACGAAGAGTACGTCATTATCCACCTACCCTACATTGAGAAGATGGATAAAGGAGTATTCGTGGATATGAAGTACAGACTAGAGGACTGGTACGAGTTTTTCACCACAGCAGGATACAAGGGAATCTTTGCCGCAGTAGACCCTAACGATGAGAAGATCAAGAGACTACTCGATATGCTAGGATTTAAATACAAAGGATGTGCAGATAACATGTACGTCTACTTTTATGGAGAAGTATAATGGGACCAGTAGCAGCAGTAATTGGTGCAGTGGCTACCGTAGGCGGTACTGTTTTGCAGTACAATGCTCAAAAGAAAGCCGCTAAGGCGGCACAGAGGCAGCAGAACTTATCTACTCAAAGAAGCAACAGGCAGGCCATCAGAGAGGCTCAATTACAGAGAGCACAAGCTATCGCTGCTGGAGCTTCTATGGGTGCTCTTGGAGGTTCTGCTCTTGCCGGTGGTCTAAGTTCTCTAGGAGCACAGCTTGGCTCTGGCCTAGGCTTCTCTAGTCAGATGAGTAGCCTCAGCAATGACATTAATAAGTTCCAACAGAGAGCCTCTACTTGGGGTGCTATCGCTGGTATGGGTGGTAGTCTCTTCCAAGCTGCTGGTGGCTTTGATGCTTTTGGACAAGCATTCAATAAGCAACCTACCAAAGCACCTACTCCTTCTATGGCTCCTGTCAGACCAAAACCTAATCCATGGTATTAATTAATGACCACCTTTAGTACTACTGAAACTAAGCCAGTTAATACAGTATTCAGACTTCCGGTGGATACTTCTACTGGTCCTAAAGGTTTGCTTAGGTCTGAGTATATTCAAGAACAGAATAGTATGCTTTATCCTCTTGTGTCTAATATGCCACAGGAAGAAGTAGATCAATTCCTAGCTGCTGGTATGGTAGGCCCTGTTCAGAAGCAGGCTGAAGGAGTTACCCAGCAGAAGAAACTTGATGTCTATAATGAGATTATCGAAGTAACCGCTCTTGACCAAAAGACTCCAGAGCAGGCTATCTCAGAGCTTGAGACACTAAGGGATGAGAACCCTTTCCTTAAGGCTTATGTTTCTCCTGCTGTCCTTGAGGCTCTTAAACAGAGTGATAACCCTACTGCTCGTAGGGCTGCTCAGGGTAAATTAGCTAACGTACTTATCGCTTCTGAACTATTAAACAATAAGCTTTCTGAGGCTAACTCAGGTTTTATGGATGGTGTTGGGGACTTCCTTGATGTCATGTCCTCAGACCTTCCTATAGTCTCTGCTCTAAACGTAGAGAGACGTAAGGAACTTAGTGACAGGTTCCTTCAGCTTATGGACTCTAACGATGAGCCTGCTGCTATCCGTACTGAGATGGAATCAATCATTAATGAAGCTGCTGATATGGGCTTCTTTACTGATACAAACAGGTTCTATCTTAATGACTTCTTAGGACTTACTCTAGAGCAGGGACAAGGTGAGGAGCTAGCCTTCCAACAGCTTATGTCTGCTGTAGACGTACTGGCTGTCTTCGGTGCTCTGGGAGACACTGGTAAGCTTATTGCTGCTACCAGAGGTTCTGTTGATGACACTACCAAGGCACTCCTTAAGGGTGTTGATGCAGATAACATCGCTGGTGCTGTGGACCCTGCCGCTTGGAAAGAGAGCATCATCACCTCTGAGAGACTGACTCCTAGGACTCCTATCGAAGCCTCTGCTGTCAAGAACGTAGAGGCAGAACTTAAGGCTACTGAAGAAGCTATTAAAATTAGACTAGCCGCTGGTGAGGCTATTGATGACGATCTGTTTGAAATTGTCAAGCAAGACATCAAAGCAAAAGCTCTAGATAGAGCTAAGAAGTCTGGTAACCTTAGGTACATTGACGCCCGTACTGAAGTCTCTAAAGACTTTCTGGAAAATGTTAGCTTAACTGAGTACTACGGTACTACTAAAGGTAAGGCTTTCTCTAGCCAGACTGCCGCAAAGATTTATGCTGACCAGATTCTTGGTGAGGTTGTTCCCGTTCCGGGGCAGACTAATCAGTGGATGGTCGCTAAGAAGTCTAACATTCCGACTGGGTACTATAGCCAAGGTGCTGAAGCTAAGGACATTGTAGCGGACCTAGCACTTTGGAAACCTCTGCAAGAGAGTGAACTAGGTGAAGGTGTCTTTGCTAGATGGGGTTCCCCACTAAGTCAGACTGATTCTACGAATAATGCTGTCAACAAACAAGGCGAAGCCGCTAGGTCTATGGCTACTATGGTTGTAGAACGAGACGTAGCACGTCAGCTTAAGATTGTTGGCAAAGATGGTAAAGAGGCTGTAGAGCGTGTGTATACAGAGCTTAGAGATGGTCAATTTGCTTCCATGAGAGCAGCGCCGACTGTTGCTCAGTTTGACGATATGTTCTTTAAGGTTAACGCCCGTAGGGCTACTCCTGCTGAACTTAAACTTCATGAACTAAAGCTTGCATGGAACGAGACTGATTGGGTTTTCTCTGCCGATCTTCACTTCAAGAAGGCGGTAGAACGTGGTATCGAGATTCTAGTTCCTCAGGACGGTATCGAAGTAGGCGCTGTCCTGTCCACTAGAGAGGCTAATGCAGGCCGTCAGGTATGGGACATTGACTCTAAGTCCTATCAGCCTATTGATACACTAAACCCTGACCGCAAGGTATACAAGCTCGTAGAGCCTATGGAGTTTGACGGTAAGCTACATGATCTAGTAGCTAGTGCTACGCCCAAAACGAGAGCACTTAGACACACTGATGTCATGGGTTATAATGCCGGTGGTTCTCGTCTTTACGAAAGTAACTATAACAACATCTTTATTAAGCAAGACACCGAGTACGATCTTGCTGACGGTGTAAAACGTCAGGGTATGCCTAGAACCATTATGGCTGTGAAGACTCAAAAAGAAGCGGTTAAAGCTGTCGGAGAGATTAACGAAGTTATTAACACTCTTCATAAGATTGTAGACCCGAAAGCTTTTACTAAAGCTGCTGACTACCTTGCTGTTATCCAAACAAAGTACAAAGACGCCAACCTTAACGAGCTTATCGCCAGAAATTCTGGATGGAACACTGATGTCCATGGTGTTAAGGAGCTTGTAGAATGGGCCACCGAGAACGGTTTTGATCTACGTAAAACTGTAGCCTATGTCGGTGATGGGCAGCCTCTTAAATTTGACGACGACATTATTGGGGATATTACCTTCAAGGACGTAGCTATCTCCCCCGGTCCACTTAAGATGGGAGACTTCCGTAGAGACACAGTGCTTATGGGTTATGGTGGCCGTAAGCTTCCCACCATTGCTCCTTTTGAATCTATCTCTCGTAGTGTAATGTCTTCAGTCGCTAGACAGACCGAAGTAGCCTATGAGACCAGAGCAATCATGCGCCTCTATAGGACTGCCGTAGAGGGTATCCTACAGCCCGGTGGTAAAAGAACTCTGCTAGTCTCTAACATTGACGAGATTAGAAATATGTCTCTACGCCAGAAGGCTAGAAACATGAAGATTGATACCACCACTTCTTTTGGTAGAAAGCTGGAGCTAGAGCGTAAGAAGATTCTTCATAGACTTGAAGGTCAGCGTGTCATTGACGAAGCCTACCATAAGAAGAGAGAGGCTTTTGCAAACATCCTATACGATAAGGGCCATAAGAAGGCTGCTGAAAATATAGATGCCTTGTCTATTGATCCTAACACTGCGGCCAGAGGTATTATCTTTGATAGGTTTATGGGTATGTGGGCTATTGACCAGATTTGGGTTCAAGGCTCACAGATGCTAGCTATTCAAGGTCTGGCTGATAAAGCCATTGGTGCTCAGGCTAGTGCTATTGCTCCATTCTTTAGGGGAACTCTCCTTAATGGACATAAGGCCGTAGATGAAAAAATGGCAAAACTCATGGGTGGTGCTATTGGAGTAGACCCAAAGCAAATGCAAGTTATGCTGGATACCTTTAAATCTTCTGGTAAAGGGTTTATTGGGGCTTCTGTTTCAGACCTTGGGGAAGGCTCTGGTGGTAAAGTAATGTTTAAAAAGATTCGTGAAGCTGGACGTATCCCCTTTAATGAGGGGGAACTTCTTTCCAGAATTACAGCACACGTATCAGCAAGCATGGAATATCTGAAGAAGTTTGGTAATGACGCTGACCTAACAAAACAACATGCCTCTAGATGGGTCATGCACGAGTCTGACAGACTTACTATGGCTATGACTTCTCAGTCTAGAAATACCTTTGAACAGTTCCCCGGCTTCCAGTTCCTTACCTACCCAATGCGTGTAACCGAGTACATGCTTGGTGGTATTGCTGGTGGTAAGAGTGTTCTTTCTACTAAGCAAAAGATTAAGTTTGGACTTACTCAGATTGCCTACTTTGGTGCTGTGGCTGTTCCCGGAGCAGGGTACGTAATTGACAAGTACAACAGAGAGTATGGTACTGACCTAAGTGAAGACGACTTCTACCAGATTAGGCACGGACTTATTGATAACGCCATTAGGTATCTTACTGGTGTCGAGACTGAGATTGGTACTAGACTTGCTTGGGGTGAGGGTTTGTTTAACACTCTTGCTGATGTACAGGATAAGAGTCTAATGGAAGTTCTTACAGGACCAGCAGGAGCCACTGTTGTAGACGCTGTTGATATCGCCAATAGGTTTGTCTTCAATATCCAAACCGGAGGTATCTCTGCTCTAGGTAGTGAAGACATCTGGGATGTTGTGAGATTCTTGAAGTCCGGTAATATGGCGTATAACGCTTGGAAAGCTTGGAACTTCGAGCAAATCTTTAGTCGTAGTGGTTCGGTACTTGATACTACTGCATCAAAGGGAGAGGCTATTGCCTTCGCTCTTGGAGTGCCACTTAATAAGGTAAATGCCTACTGGAGAGAAGTTGAGGCTCAACGCAAGGACGAAGATTTCAGAAGACAAGTGGGCAAAGAAATCTCCAGCCTGTACCAAGAGTGGTTTGCAGAACGTGAGGCTAATGGTTCTGGAACTAAAAGAGAGAAGATCATCATTGGTCAAATTGAAGCATTAAACAAACTACACATGGACGATATGAGTAACATCCAACGATACGTCAATAAAGACTTCATCAGTAAGATTGAACAACAAACCTTGGAAATCCAAGCTAGAGAAACTAAGAGAAAGGCTGCTGAATAATGGTATTCGCTCCTAAACTATCTGAAGGTGTAGCCTTTAACCAACCTGTACAGCAACCTAATGCTATGGAGGCTATCGCCGGTCTATTTGACTTTGGACTTAAAGTAGCCACAAAGAGTGGGGAGAATGTTCCTAAGCCTACTGAAGACGAGAAGTTTGCTGTTGCTGTTAAAGAGTTTGAGGCAGACAAAGGCGCTACTTTTAACTGGGACCGTAAAGGTATGCGAGAGTTCATCTTCAAATACCCACAGTTTACTGACCAAGCTAAGACCTACGCAGAGAACCTTGGAGTTATGACTACCTCTCCTCAAGAGACTGCTAGAGACGCTGCTAATGAATGGTTTGGAACGTCTGAAGGTATGATGGCTGTGGCCTACGCTTCTAATCTTCCAGAAGATGAGCAAGAAGCGTACCTTTCAGAGCAGGTAACTAAAGCTAAACAACAAGAGGCTAAGCTAGCAGAGTTAGAACGTAACAATGCTATCTACGCTGCTGAAGGGACCTTGACCACTAAGCAGTGGGACATTATGAAACCTACTGCCAAGGACATGGTGGATCATACTGTAGGTGCTGTTCTAAATACTATTGTTACTGATGTTACTAATGGTCTCACTATTGAAGTTGACCCTGAGTTAAAAGCCATGCTTGGACTTAGGTATGATACTATCTCTATGAATAACCTTAATGCTGTTCTTAGTGATACCAAAACTCATCTAGAGACTCAGTTTAGACAAACCTACTCTGGTAGCTTTGGTCAGGACATGCTTCCTCCTGATGATTGGAATAAGTCAGTCTTCGCTTCTCTAGATGGACTTATGAAAATTGGTGAGGCTGTTAAAGACCCTCAAGCCAGAGCCGCTACCATGAAAGCTCTTATTGATACTGAGACGTATAAGACTCTTGATGAGAACGGCCTTGCAGTAAGACTTAGAATTGTTGAGTCCATGCCTCCCGAAGTTGCTGCTATTATGATCGGTGACATTGCTGGTTTCTCTGAGAGCTTTAATGGAGCATTGGCTCAGAACGGTAAAATCTTCAACACCGCTGGCATCCAAAGAGCCGTACAAGATGGCTCTAAAGTTGATGCAGAGGCTATCGCTAAAGACGCTATCCAAACCTTTGAGCATGGTATCGTACCAGAGTTCTTTACCGCCTTTAAGGAGTCTCAGAAGAGAGCAGGGTATGACGTTGTAGATGGTGAAAGCTTTAAGAAAATCACTGGAGCTAATATTCCAGAGATTATTAGGCTTACCTCCACTAACCCAGACTTTAGAGGAGAGTTTGGAGACTTCCTTACTTCCGACATTAATAAGACAGTCTCTGTTATCAAGAGTAACTTACCTACAGAAGTATCCCTTACTCTTAACTCTAAGGGTCAGTTCTCTCTTGTCTACACTGGCAATGGTGTTACCTCTAGAGCAGAAGCTGCTATGGGAGCAGATGCCTTTGCTGCTGCTGAGATTAAGAAGGCTCAAGAAGCCCTTCCTGAAGGTCTTAACCTTACTGTCTTGAATGAGAAGATTGCTACTCTCGGTCTTATGGGTGAGTTTGGTAAAGAGATTCAGGGTGCCATCGGTATCACTAACAAGCCTGAAGACAAGAAGAATAGTGCCTTCGGTAATGGTGGTAGAACTACTCCAAGAGGTCGAGGTGGTAGGGTTAGGAATGTAGGTGCTGAGCTTGGTATCGACTTTACTGGTATCGAAAGAGAGACTGGCCTACCTTCTGGATTCTTGAATACCATGGCTATCATTGAGTCTGGTGGTGACCCTAATGCCAAGAACGATAGTTCAAGTGCTGGTGGGTTATTCCAACAGATTGACTCTAATGCCGCTGCTTATGGAGTGACTGATAGATTTGATCCTATGCAGTCTACTGAAGGTGCCGTAGCCTTTGCTCAGGACAATACAGTCTACCTTGCAGGTAAACTTGGTAGAGAGCCTACTGGTGGGGAGCTTTATCTAGCCCATCAACAAGGCCCTGCTGGAGCAGCTAGACTTCTGGCTAACCCAGATACACTTGCTGTCGATATCGTAGGAGAGAAGGCTGTCAAGCTTAATGGTGGCACTACTGACATGACTGCCCAAGAGTTTGCTAACATCTGGATCAACAAGTACGACCGTATTGCCAAGGGTGGTATTGGGCCTGCTGGAGCGCCTGTATCCGTGACCAAGAAGGACACCTTAAGTCTCCCCCTAGGGTCAGCTAGCCCAGACTCTCAGAGGGCCTCTGGTGAGGCTCCTACGGCCTCTACGGCCCTATCTACAGGCACCTCCTTGACCTTCGATTCTCCTGAGGTTCAGCAGATCGTAGAGAAGGCCACCAGTGCTCCTGATGAGGCTATTGCTATGGCTAAGGAAGTTCTTACTAAACCTATGGACCCTAGCATCAAAGCATTGATTGAAGCCTTGGTTAAGATTGGAGAGAGAGCATGAATTGGAGACGTGGCGGGGCGAAGGCAGTAGAGGCTGTAACTAAGCCCACCTTTGATGATAAGAGATTCTTTGATATTATCAGACCTTTCTTTGGTGGATTAAACCAAGAGCAGGTAGATGGTATTAATGGAATCATTAAGGCCTTTAGAGAGGTAGGTGATGGAGATATTGATACCTTAGCATATGCTCTAGCTACTGCCTATCATGAAACTGGTAAGAAGATGGTTCCGGTAAGGGAAGGCTTTGCAAAGACAGATAAGGGGGCTAGAAGTGCTGTAGCCAAGCTTGCTGCCAAGAGAGGTCCTGATAGTGCTCCTGCCAAGTATGGACAGCCTGCTGGACCCTATGGTCATGTCTACTATGGTAGAGGTCATGTTCAACTTACTTGGCTTCATAACTACAGGAATAGTTCTAAGGATGCTGGTGTTGATTTAGAGAAGTACCCAGACAAGATGCTTGATCCTGTTATCTCCGCTAGAGTTCTTATCAGGGGTATTATGGATGGTAGATGGAATGGTCAGGGGAAGGGTATAGACTTCTATGAAGGAGAGGATGACAAACTCTCAAGAGAAGAAGCTACCCAAGCTAGAAGGCTTGTCAACGTGCAGGACAAAGCTTTAACTATTGCAGTGTATTTTGAGCACTTCTATAATGCTCTTAAGTCTTCGGGGTTTAAATGATGCCTGAAGCTATCAAGGATGACCTTATAAATAAACTCATGGTGGGTGCTGTTATTGGTCTGCTTACTTGGAATATCTACACCACACAACAACTGACTATTGATATCGCAGTACTACAAGAGAAAATCGAGCAATTAGAGGAGAAGCTTCGTTGAAGAAATCACTAGAACTACTTCTGGACTTTCTGATGTTTGTCGTTCCTATCTTGGAACTTACAGATGTCATGACCTTCATTCCAGTTGATTGGCTACCATACTATATGATCACCACTGTAGTCTTACGTAGACTACTCAGACTCTTGGAGGATAAACTTCGTGCCCCTACTCAAACTCCTGTGGAATAAATGGATCACCCCTGCATCAATTCAGATTTGGCTCCTTGTGGCTGGTGCCTTTGGTGTGTTAGTGCTCGTCGTCAAGATGCTCCTGATGTACTTGAGGCTGGTGAAGAAAGAGAACAAAGCTCTGAACGAAGAAGTCAAGAGAGCAGAAAGGATTCAGAATGTCAAAATCAATCGTACTCGTGATGAGTCTCTTGAGCGTCACAGGATGCGTGGCACCCTCAGGGGACCGGATAAACCTCTGTAACGTCCTTCCTACTGTATCAGAGCAGGATACTGATCAGACTATTATCGAAGTTGATAACTTCAATGCTAAATACCGTGCTGCCTATAGGTGCCCGTAATGCCGTCAAGTCCTAATTATAAACGGAACTACAAACAAGAGTACAAGAACTACCATGCTTCTCCTGAGCAGAAGAAGAAGCGTGCTTCTAGGAATGCTGCTAGGTCTGAGATGGAAAAGTCTGGTAAAGTTCGTAAGGGTGACGGTAAGGATGTGGACCATAAAAACACTAATGCAAATGATAACTCCAAGAAGAATCTTAGAGTGACTAGTAAGTCGGCTAATAGAAGCTTCCCAAGAAACAAGAACGCAGGTAAGAAATGAGAATCTACCCCGGAACAACTGTAGACTATGAGTTTGCTACGTTAGGTGGTCTTGGTTATACCGGGACTCTTAACGATAGGCAGTTTGCTGCTCTAAGGGCTGAAGGTCTTACCGGCTCTTTAGCTGATATGTTCAAGCAGTTTGAGGGCGACCTGACAACCGTGAGCGGTGCCTTCGAGATCGTCATCGGCGCGGGCGAAGTCGGGGCCAACCTGACCAATTTCCCGGTAATGGTCGACCTTTCATTGATGCCGTCCGCTTTCTGGTCCGGGGTCAACCACGACGGCGGTAACATCCGGGCTTACGCTAGCGTCGGGGGCGCGGAATACCCACTTGACATTGCGACATTTAATCAAAATGCGCAGGACGGTACGCTATGGGTCAAGGTGCCTTCCGTCACGGTGGCCGGAGGTGCGAGTTTTGTCTTGGTTCTAGGTGCTTCGACCCAACAACGCGCGGCTCGATCGGGCACCTATGGCCTTGCCTCTGTCTGGTCAGACTATCAATCGGTCTTCCTTGGTGGCGAAAACACCGACGATCACGCTTCGACTTCGCGGGTCTTCCCGGTCATGGGCGACGGCGCGACATTCCTGAACGTCGGCAACCCGGAGATGACCTTTGCCGCCGATCCGCATCAGGGCATAACATGGCACCGGGCCTCGGGGGAGATTTACACCTCGGACAACAACGCCCTGCGGCGCTACGACGCCAGCGGCACCCTGTTGACCAGCAACACCGACCCGAACGGCGACATCATGACCGCCACCGGCATGACCGGGCTGATCCACCTTTGCGACATTTGCATCGTCGGGGACTGGCTGATCGTTCCGACAAACGACTATCCCGGCACTACCAAGTGCGCCATTGCGGTCTTCGACCGCACGACCCTTGCTCTGGTCGCTGCCGTGGACGTGAGTGCAACCGACGCCTTGATTTCCGGGATATGCTGGAACCCGGACACCAGCCGCCTCTACACCTGCCGCTGGGGGAACATGGCAGGGTTAAAGGCGTGGTCGCTGGATATGTCCACGGGCGCGATTGCCAACCTTTCCGGTAGCGGCATCACGTTCGCGCCCTTCGTCGTAGGGCAACTGACCGACACGGTGCAGGCCGTGGAATACTGGCGCGGCCACTACTGGCTGACCGACGACAACCGTGACGAGGTGATCCGGGTCAAGGCCGACGGGACGTTCAACATCGATGACTGCCCGGTCCAGTTCGCCGACGACAACAGCACGTCGGTCACTGGCAACTACGAAGGCATCTGCGTCTACAAGGACGGTCTGGCGGTGCTGGCCGATCCCACCTCGGCCAACTCCTACATGATCTACTCGACCCCGGCGAATTTCGATTTCGGAGGCGGCGGGGCGCGCTATGGCACCAACAACGGTTATTTCGAGGCAACCGGACTTTCAGGCGGGACGATCTGGACGATGGCCGTCAGTGCCGCCCGGTCCGCCGCGAAACAGCAGTCGCTGGCCAGCTATCGGGATTTCAGCGCTGGCACGACCAACGACCGGGTGACGCTGGCGCATCGCTTCGTAACCCCGGACTACCGGATCGAGGTCTGGGACGACACGAATAGCTGGCTGTCGCCCGGTACTCCGGTCAACGCGGCGACGGGGGTCTGGAACCGCGTGGCCATCAAATACGAGGGGACCAACCGGGAGCTGTTCATCGACGGCGTATCACGGGCCTCGCAATCCGGGATCACCCCCCGCGATGCCGGGTTCACCGCCTTTTCGGTTGGGATCGACGACACGACCGCCTCGGAGAGTTTCGACGGCGACATGGCATTTGCCTACATCTACCCCGGCGCGCTGTCTGCCGACTGGCTGGCTGCAGAGTATTCCATGCTGTCCAACCCCGCCGGGTTCTACACCATCACCGAACTTTAAGGGAGCCGCCTATGGTTATGAAGACAGACGCGACCATCCACCCCACCCGGAACAGCAGGAATATGGGCAGATGAAGGACCAGCGACATGAACACTAGAGACAATTCTAAAGGAAATCTCAGGGTCCAGAGCAAGTCGGCTAACCGCAGCTTCCCAAGAAATAAGAACGCAGGTAAGAAATAATGGCTAAACGTCCTAATCTAGGTCAGATCAATAGTACCGTCTTTACTGTGACGCAGCTTAACTCTGCTTACACCAAGATAGACGAAGCATTCGATAACACTCTGTCTAGGGATGGCTCTACTCCAAATACAATGTTAGCTGACTTGGATATGAACTCCAACAGTCTACTTAATGTAGACGATATTCAGGCTCAGACTATTACTGTAGAGTCGGCTATTATCGGTGGTAAGGAGTTTGTAGGTACTATTACTTGGAGAGCTTCTTGGCTTACTGGTACTGCCTATGACTACCTTGACGTTGTAAACAAAGACGGTGTTCTTTACATCTGTCTTGAGGCTCATACCTCTGATGTTTTCATGACTGACCTTACCAATACCAAGTGGGAAGTCTTTATCTCTAACACCACTGGCCCTACTGGTGACGCTGGAGCAGACGGCCAAGGTGTCCCTGTTGGCGGTACTACTGGGCAAGTACTGGCTAAAGCCTCCAATGCGGACTACGTTACTGAGTGGGTAGACGCTTCTGGTGGTTCTAGTGATCATGGTACCCTTACTGGTCTAAGTGACGACGATCATACACAGTACCACAACGACTCAAGAGGTGACGCCAGATACTATACTAAGTCTCAGGTAGATACCTCTCTGTCCGGTAAGGCAGATACTAGCCATACCCATTCTATCGCTAATGTGACTGGCCTACAGACAGCCCTAGACGGTAAGCAAGCCTCAGGTTCGTATGCAGCCTCCTCTCACACTCATACTGCCTCTGAGGTTACTGACTTTAGTGAGGCTGTAGACGATAGAGTGTCTGCTCTTCTTGTAGCAGGAACCAACATAACCCTCACCTACAATGACGGAGCTAATACCCTAACTGTAGCCGCCTCTGGTGTAAGCCAAAGCCCTATCTTAGCATGGATGATATAAATGATTAACCTTACTAGCACTTCTGATCTTATCCGAGTTACTACTTCTGCCGCCAGTCAGATCGAGGTACACGCCTCATATGTAGACTTCAACGGTACTGCTGTAACTCCGGGCAGGACTAACACTCCCTATATTACTACAGCCACTACGACTACCGTTGTTCCTTCTCCGGGGTCTGGAGTACAGAGGAACATTAAGCACCTCAACATTACAAATGACCATGCTTCTGTAGCCTGTGTTATCACTGTAGAGCATACAGACGGAACCACTGCTGAAGAACTAATCTCAGTTACTCTTCTGTCTGGGGAGAACATGGTTCTAGGTGAAGATGGTAGATGGACTCACTATGATGCTAACGGGGCTGTCTACCCTCCTGCTGGTAAGGGGGCCTATGATGGCTACCCAACAATATTTATGAAGAGTGGTACTGCTGCTGATACTATTGGGTATTGGTATTGCACCAGCAAGGATGCTGGCTTTCCGGGGGCATGGTCGCCGGGTACTCCGGGTATCAACGGGAGGGTTACCGATGGTACTACCTCAGGAGACTTTGGGAGTATTCCTATCAAGAACCCAGCAACAGGCTCTAACTACCTCACTGAGCTTACCATGGGTGCCTCTGTCAACCACTCTCACCTGTTCTTTGATGTACTCTGGGTCAACTCTGGTATCGCTGTAACCACTACTACTGCTCAGTCTATCACGACTCCTACCCTACCAGCTAGAGATGTGAATGGTACTACTAATGGTGAAGGCTGCATGATTGCTATGCTGACTACTACAGCCAATACTAACGCTGCTGTCATCAGCAACTCTACTGTGAGCTACACTAACTCCGATGGTACATCTGGCCGTACGGCTACTCTTACGGCTATTGCTGGTTCTCAGATTCCAGCTACTCCAGTTGTAGGGACTATTGTATGGTTCAATCTACAGGCTGGTGACAGGGGGGTTAGATCAATTGAGTCTATCACTCTTGGCACCTCTCTTGGTGCTGGTGCAGTATCACTCATGATCTGTCGTGACCTAGCCAACATCGGCACCTCTCTGGTTAACGTACAGTTTACTCGTAAGCTCAGTGAGCCGGGGGTTAGGTTGTACAATGGTACTTGTATGCTGCACTGTGTTCTTGCTAGTGCGACTACAGCCACATTCTTTAACGGTGAAGTTGTGATTCAGGAGAAATAAATGAACAACAGAGATTCTGTAAAGACTAAAATGTCTGCTGTAGAGAAACGTTATGGTAAATATACCAAAGGAACTATGGCTGGAAAACCTAGACCCAAGACAAGAGTTAAACCAATCCTAGGTAAAAATAAAATAGGCTTGAAAGTAAAGGTGACATTCTAATGGCTAAGAGACCTACTCTAACTGATCTTACTTCACTTACCAATTCTAGTGCAATCAACACTCTCAGTCAGAATTGGGATGCTATTGAGGAAGCATTTGATAATACTTTGTCGTTGGACGGTAGCACTCCTAATGCTATGAATGCCGACTTCGATCTAAATGGTAATGCTCTGCTTAACGTAGGCACTATTGATGTCACCAATCTTACTCTGGATGGCCAGACTGTCGTAGACCTAGCTTCTGTGCCTGAGTGGAGGGGAGCTTGGGTTACAGCTACTAGCTATGCCAAGAACGACTTGGTGAAGACTAATGGTAACGTGTATATTTGTCTGGTAGCTCATACCTCAGGCACTTTTGCCACTGACCTTACTGCTCTAAAGTGGGAGCTTATGGTATCTAAAGGTGACTCTGGGGCTGGTACTGGTGACCTTGTGTCTACTAATAACCTTAGTGACGTAGCTAACCCTGCTACTTCTCGTGCTAACCTTGGTCTTGGTACTGTTGCTGTAGAGAACACTGTACCAGTAGCTAAAGGTGGTACTGGAGCAACTGATGTTGCTACGGCGAGGTCTAACCTTGGTTTAGGGGCTTTGTCTACTGCTGCAAATGTTACGACTTCAGAGTTTGCTGCTGCCACATTGGTTACTGAGGCTGAAGGCATCTCCAGTAATGATAACGACACCACGATCCCAACTAGTGCTGCTGTTAAAAGCTACACCGATGGCTTGCTTACTAGTGGATCAGTAGGGCCTACTGCTACGACTAGCGGGACTTTCTTTGACTTTACTGTACCCTCTACTTGTACCAGAATTGTGGTTCAATTCTTTGGTGTATCCTTGTCTGGTACTGATAATATTCTAGTTAGGCTTGGAGATGCCGGTGGTATCGAGACTACTGGTTACTATAGTGGCTCGAGAGATATTACTCCAGTAACAAATGGTCTTATTGTCTTTGTGAGTTTTAATACTAGAACTGTTACAGGGCATATGGATATTGTAAGAGCAGGCTCTACTAATCAATGGTCTTCTACCCACAATGTGTCTATGAATAACATCAGTAACTCTGGTGGTGGCTCTATGACGCTATCTGACTCTATTACCACAGTAAGAGTAACTCGAAGTGGTACAGATACCTTTGATGCTGGTAGCATTGCAGTAAGATATTGGACATAAAAGAAAAGGGCGCTTTCGCGCCCTTCCTTATGCCTTGTCCCAAGGAAGACACTGGTAATCTACATCCGGTAGAGGAAGACCTCGGGCTTCAATGTTAATCATGTTCTTCATGATATTCCCTTCAGCCTCCTGTACACAGACTTCATGAGAGGGGTAGATAGCTGGGTCTGCAAAGGTCTTACAAGGCTCTCCCATAAAGCAGACTAGATAGATAGCACTAAACATTATTCAACCTCCTCTAACTGATTGAAGTCTTCGATAAGTTGTAGTTTAACAAACTCAAGAACACCTAGAACCTCACAGTTTGAAATATTTTCTGCTCCTTCTTCATAAATATAGTCCACGATAGCTTTGACCATAGTAGAAGCTTTCTTATCTTCAGTCATTCTTTACTCTCCATTTCATTGATTAGTTTGTCGAGGTATACTTTAGCCTTTTTCAAATCTTCTACCGGATTCTTCTTGTACCTCCAGCGATGGAGGTATTTCTTTATGTTCCATTCAAGACCACCTAGATATGCTTCTCTTGGCATATTATCTTTCAGGTAGTCCCAACACTCAATCTCACCACCAGTATAGTGATCAGGTTTATTTACTTGGTCTATCCCCATCTACAACCTCTTTAGCAGTCTTAAGTAGAATATCCTTTATGGCATAAGACAAAAGGAACTGGACTTCTTCGGTAGCCAGATCGAATTCAATCTCCGCCCCGCCATCTTCCTTTTCGTGGATATTGATTACTTCCATTTAGTTAACTCCGTCCATGAAACAGGGAACTTCTCAAGCATTTGCTCACTGATTTGGTTAGCAATGAGTCTGGTTTCTTCTTGGGTATCTGGCTTGCAGCGTAGCTTAGCCATGTTAGCAAAGGCATCTAGGCTTCCACTCCAGAACCATTCTGTATACATACTTTGAGGTAATACCATACGGGCCATCTCAGGAGCGATACCGTCTTCAATCATAGTTTCGTATAACATTAGTTGACTACCGTAGAGTCCCCAACCCCCACCATCTTCGTAGTGCTTAAGGGGCTCACCAGAGCCTTGCTTTTTGTCTTTAGCTCTACTCCTCCATACTTCTGGATGGTAGAACTCTGGGGTATCATCTACGTAACGTCTAGAGACTTCATTCATTCTAAGGTATTCATGCTTAACCAGTTGTGCTCTTACAAATACGGGAGCCTTAACGTGGAAGCTAGCAAAGCAATGACCGAAGGGACTGTAGTGCCCATGATCTGCAAGGTACTTGATCAGCTTATGGTTCTGTTGTTCAGTGAACTCCTTATATCCTTTCTTGAATGATACTCTGGCAGCATCTACCACAGTGTTGTCATTTCCCATGTGATTTAGTAGGGTAGCTTTCATTCCTGCCACTCCTCAAATAAGTAGCACAGCATATTTTCCCGCCTACCTATAAAGAATACAGGCTTATTCATTCCGTAGGCAATACCCGCTTCTACAAACTTACCTCCAGAGTACTTTTCAGGACCGGATATAAGCAGTAGACAATCGGATAGTTTAATATCATTAAGGTCTTCGACAGCAATCTCAAATCTTTCCTCAACAGAATGCTTTTCTGTTGGTAGAAACTCTTTAGAGTGCCACTTAGACACAATCTCGTGACCTTTAGCTTTTAGTTCTTCTGCTTTACTATGGGCTAGTTCTTTATCATGTGCTGCTACATAAATCTTCATGATCTCTCCTTTGTTAATACGGCCTAACTGCTTCAACCACCCTAACGGGCTGTGGGTCTCTCAAGCACACAGGTTTGCCGATTGTCCCTACTGGAGTGCTTTGTTCGGGGTCTTATTACTCACATTGCCTGAGGCCGGTAGAAGGGTCGTAGTAGCACGCTCCGCTTTCCTCTACGAACTCAGTGTCTTCTTCCTTCTCTTCTTCTACTGCCACATCTTCTACAGCAGAAGCATTTAGGATACCGTAACGCTTACCTGAGGCTCTGAAGGTAGTGCAACCAGATGCTCCACCAAGATAGGCTTGCATGTAGACATCCTTGAATTGATCCCAAGTAACCTCATCTCCTACGTTACAAGTCTTAGAGCAAGCACTATCCACAAACCTAGAGGCAGTGTTGAGCACTTTCACATGGTCAAAGACAGACAACTCGTTAGCAGTCTTACCCTTTACTCCAAAGACTCTGTATCCGTAGTCTTCAACTCTTTCAACTTTAGGTCCTTCGAAGGTTTGAATTGTCCTCTCATAGCTATGAGAAAAGACTGGCTCAATACCACTAGACACGTTATCAGCAGATAAGGAGATAGTTCCAGTTGGAGCAACAGAGAGAAGGTGAGAATTACGGACCCCAAAATTATGGATATCCCTGCGAATATGTTCAGGAAGGGTTCTAGCAAATTCAGACTCCAGATACTTGTCTGCAATGAACATAGGGAATGGTCCCTTTTCCAGTGCAAGACTGATTGACGATTGATAGCAGGTATCTCTGATCACTGTCATGACTTCTTCAAGCCACTTAAGGAACTCAGGAGAGCCGTAGGTATAGCCTAGAGCTTCACCAGCGTTAGCTACACCAGTAACTCCTAGACCCATCCTACGCTTGCTCTGAGCCTCCATACGCTGCTCTTCCAGAGGGTAGACAGTACGATCAATGACGTTATCCATAGCTCTAACTACAGGGGCGATGTCATGCTTCAGTTGCTCGTAATCGAAGGTGTAACCTGAAGACTCTCCAGCATGTTGCCAGTAAATATACTTTACTAGGTTAAAGCTTCCAAGAAGACAGGCACCATAAGGTGGCAGCGGTTGTTCGCCGCAAGGGTTAGTAGCAGCGATAGTCTCACAGTAACCTAGATTGTTCTTCTTGTTGATAGTGTCAATAAACAACACACCCGGCTCTGCCCAGTCCCAAGTAGAGCGAAGGATTTCATCCCAGAGGTATCTAGCTCTGACAGTCTTGTAACGTTTACCTTCGAACTTAAGATCAAACATCTTGTCATGAATCACAGCATCCATAAACTCATCAGTGATACCTACAGAGACATTGAATTGAGTTAACGTAGTCGAGTTATTCTTTGCTTTGATGAACTCCTCAATATCAGGATGATCTACTCGTAGAACTCCCATTTGCGCCCCTCTGCGGTGCCCAGCACTAGCGATAGTCTTGCAGATGGCGTCGAAGATGCCCATGAAACTAATAGGTCCGGAGCTACGGGAATCAAGTGACGCGATGTGATCCCCCCGTGGTCTAAGCGAACTAAAATCATAACCGATACCTCCGCCAAGTCTCATTGTTTGTGCTGCCTCAGCGGCCTTCTCCATGATACTATCCATGGAGTCTTCTAGCGTACCGCTTACGAAGCAATTAAAGGAAGTGACTTCCCTAGGTGCTCCCATAGCTGCCTGTACACGACCAGCAGGAAGGAACCTCTGGTCAAGGAGGACTTCTTTAAACTGGAGATAATGTTCTTCATTGTCCTTAAGAGCATCTGCAACACGGATCATAGCCTCCTTAAAGCTTTCTCCCTTGGAGCGATATTTCATAGCATGAATCTCTTCCGAGATGCTAAGTGTGGGGCCGTATTTCTTTTCAATAATCAAGGAGCACTCCGTTGTTGGTTAAGACCACGTTCTTAACTTCATGGTCTAGGTTAGAATTGAAGTCTGGGATCATCACCTTTTCGTCTTCTGGGAATCCCATCAGCATGTCGATTAGTTCCTTAACGGTCATATTAAATCTTCTCAAATACTGTGATAACTCTGAATCTGTGGTTAGTAGATTTTACCATACCAATTACAGCTATGATTTTCCAATCAATCTTTCTGTACATTGGAAGAACCTGATCGAGCCAGACAACATGTGTTCCTTTCTTACATCTGGATAAAGCGTTCATCACCTTATTTCTTTTAACCATTGTGGGCTTATAGTGCTCAGCGTCTTCAACTGAATAGGGTGGATCGGCTAGAATAATGTCATAGTCTTCAAGAGGAACCATCTTCAGAGATTGAGCATCATCCACGAAAGTTGGATGGTTATCCTCGTTCAGGTCAACCGTATCACCCGGCCACACTCCTTGATCCACTTTGCCGGAGAATACATGTAGAGCTTTTTCTTTCTCTGGGAAAAGTGCCTTAATTCTTTTAAGGTAGCCGTCAGGGTATCCTCCGTAATAACCACTTTTTACCCCGTAGGCATTACCCATAATCCATGTCCCCACCAGTCTGCCGTCTTCACTTTCGTAGATAGACTCCGGGTATTTAGTTTCTTTTACATAGTTTTTTACACGGTCTTTTAGTTCCATTATCGGTTGTCCCCCTCACCAGAAATTACGTTACGTTCTTTACGAGACTTAAGCTTCTCTACATTCATCTCTGCAATAGTGCTAAGATGGTAATCAAGCTCTGCTGCTGCTCTAGCAAGATACCAAAGAACATCTCCAAGCTCTGCTGCCATAGCGTCAGCATCATAGGTGTTGTCTCTGATAGCCTTCTTGACCTTACCAGCAAACTCTCCTGCTTCAGAGGCTAGACCTAGGGCAGTATACTCCAGTCCTTTCTCTGGTGGATAAATAGCAGTGGAGTCAGTGAAGTCTTGATATATGTCGAAGAAGATATACTGATCTATTTCCTCCATGTCTGCTAGTTGTTCGGCTTCCCAGTCTTCTAACTCTTGAATCATGTCCACCATTTGCTCCTCCTCCTTACCTACAGGTTCTCCATAGTTAATACTCCAGTAGTATTCTGTACCGGGTACAGCATCATGCTCATTCATCATTTTCTACCTCATGCCCAAGAAGTTCTAGAGCTTTCTGTAGCATATAAGTTCTATCGAAGTACTCGTTATCATAGCAACCTGCGTGTGGTACGTACTCCCAGACTAGCTCACCATCAAAGAAGACTCTACCACCATACTCAACGCCGCCACCACAAGTCTCACAGTCATTAGAGTCCCAAAGCTCTTCAATCTTAATCTTCATCTTCAGTCTCCCAACTAAATTCCTCTAGGTCAATCAGTCCCTCACGTATTAGTAGCTCTACCACTACCTGAGGTTCGATATCGTTGTCAATAAGCAACTGTTCTAGTCCGTAGTCTTCAACCAGATGCTCAATGGCTTCCTCTGATACAGTCTTATGTTTTCCCATATTCTTTTCTCAGAGCCTCCAGACTAACATGTTGAAGATCGTAGCAGCCATCTTCTACATTTCTTTTGATACACACTCCTGAGGACCAATGATTACACTGGGACTTTCCTGCCCATGGGGCAACGTAGTCTTGGTATACTCCGCATACAAGTCCTTGACGTTGGCTACCAGAAGAATCTCTAAGTACATGATAGTCAAAAAGATGGGAATGCCCACAGGTGCTTGACTTGAACCGCTTTTGGGTAAGAGCGAATCCGTGATGAACAGACTGAAGTGCACGACCACTAATACCACTAACAAAGTAATGGCTATAATCAATTCCGTCAACATTAATTACTCCGGGGTTTCCACCGTCATACTCGACAACATCGCTGTAGCGACTTGCAAAGTCAAGGTCCCTAAAAGAAATCCCATAACGAATGCCTTCAAGGTGAGGTTCGTAGTCAAGAACCTTTTTAATCCTGTGCTCATGGTTACCCTCCAAGATAACACTATAAGGCTTCTTCTTCTTGGCTTTAGTGATTGGTCCCCACATACGCTCTTGTGCGTCTAGATGGGCATTGATATCCTTCTCGTAGTTCCTGCCGTGGAAGCTGGCCTTACCTTTGTCATAAGCAGAGAGGCTTGGCATGTCGGCAGTATCACCAATGTTGATCAAGACATCAGGTTTCAAATCTAGAATAAGTTTACCGATCCAATCATAACGATTATTGTTATAGTCAGGATGACTATGCGAATCGGGTAGGATCAGATGTGTTTTACTCATTCGCACCACTCCAAATTATCTACGTTACAGTTCTTTACGTTACCATCTTTAAACAGCACATATTCATAGCCGTTAGGATTAGGTAGATACTTCTCGGCTACTAGTCTATGGACGTATTGTCTGTGTTGGTGGTTCAGGTAGAAGTTAATAAACTTAGTGCCGTCAGATTCCTGAGAAGGGATGACTGTGAAACCATCTGCTGCAATCTGGGCACCTATTGGACCTCTCTTCATAAGTCTTCTAGTAGACATTACTTTACCAGACTTTCTTACGACAAATGGATAAGGCACTTCGTATGGTTCAATCATTTCATTATCCAATACAGGTGGACAGGCCAGATGAAGACTCCTAGGATAATGGTTAAGACCTTCTGTTTAGTAGATGGTGGTTCTTCTTGGTAGTGATCTCTAATGAAGTCGTCGTAGTCATTTTGGAATACACACCACCAAATAACCAGAGAGTTTACTGCACCTAGGATTAAGTAAAGAGAAATCAGAGTACTCATCTAACAAGCTCCATGAAAGCATCTAAGTCAATTACTACAAGAGGTTTACTATGGTTCTGCTTGATCACCAGTAATGGCTCCATATCCTTAGGAGCGTTAGTCTTGGCTTGTTGATACCAAGCATACACTCCTACAGAGGCTCTAGACTTACATTCAGTTGCATAGGGAAACCAACGTTT